TGATGTCAGTAGTGTTCGTTATGTTCGGGTTGCCGCCGCTTTCGGTCTGCATCTGATAGAGAACCGCGTTGGCGAGGCTCGACGGCAAACCGAGCATGGCGAGGGCCTGGAGCACAGTGCCGCGCCATTGTGCGACACCGGTGCCGTAGGAGCCGTGATATCCGCTGGCTTGGGCCTGCGCTTTCCCGGTAAGGAATTTGATCGATTCGGCGATGAGTGTTTTGGGGATGGCGGTGAGGAGTCCGGCGAGGTCCCCGACGGCGCCGCCGGTGCCGGTTCCGGCAGCCTTGCTGAGGGTGTTCGCGAGCGCTGTGCTGTTCCCGGTGGCGAGCGCGGAGACAATGGAGGCGGCGTCGCCGACGGCGTGCCAGACGGTGCCGAGGATCCCGCCGAGCCCCCCGCCGTCACCGCTGGGGGTTTTGACGACGGGGGCGACTCCGGCTTTACCGGACGCGGCGGCGCCGCCGGGGATGACGCCGCCGGCGGCGTAGCCGGGGACGCCGAGCGCGGCGAACGCGGGCGCGAGAACCTTGCTGTCTTCTTTGGAGACGACGGTTTCGCCGCCTTCAAGGAGGGCGGGGTGGACGTCGCCGCCGCCGTAGCCGGGGACCCGGGCGCCTTTGGCCGCGGAGATCGCGGCGATCTGGCTGATGCTGGGGCCGCCGACTTTCGACGAGATCCAGTCGAACGCTTTGATCAGGTTGTCGAGGACGTTGACGATGACCCAGTTCACGGGGGTCAGGACGGCGTCTTTCACCGCGTTGAACGCTTGCCCGATGGCCTTCGCCGCAGCGTCGAACCACGATGGCATCTTGTTGACGAAAACGTCGTAAATCTTGAGCGCGAAGTCGACCCAGATCCAGTTGTAAAAGTCCTGCGCGATGCCCTGGATCGCACCCCAGATCGTTGACCAGTGCTGCCACACCTCGATGACGCCGAGGACGATGAGCCCGGCTGGGCCGAGCAGCGGCAGCAGGTACTTCCCGAATCCGTCCCAGATGAAGTCCCAGGCGTCGCGGGCCCAGTTTTTGACGTCGGTCCACACCTGCCGCCAGTGGGTGGCGAGCAGCACCACCCCGGCGACGAGGAGGGCGCACGCCGCGACGATCAGGAGGATGGGCCAGTTCGCGGCGATCATCGCGACGGCCTCGGCGACGAACGCTGCCGTCAGCAAAACAACACCAGTGATCACAAGGGGGATCAGCAGATGGTATTTGGTAAGCCCGCCGATCAGGTCCGAGATGACCGGCAGGAGTTTCTCGCCGACTTTCGCGGCCATGTCGGTGAACTCGGCCTTGAGGACTTTCATCTTGCCCTCGGAGGTGCTGGCCGCCGCAGCCGCGTCCCCGCCGATCCGCTTATTCATGATTGCGGCGAGTTCCGCGGTGCGCTGCGCCGATGTCGCCGTCTTCGGCAGGACGTCGATACCCAGTTGGTTCAGCGCCGGGATCGACCCGTGCGCGGCCTCTCCCACCAGTTTCTGCGCGTTCGCCAGCGACAGATGATGCTGTCCGGCGAATTGTGCGATCCCGCCCGCCGACTGAATCTGATCACCGAGGATCTTGTTCGCTGACGCTGTCGCCTTCGCCCAGTCCGCGCCCGTCGCGACGGTGACGTTCATGTCTTTCAGGGCCTTGGTGTTCCCACCTGCGGCTTTCGCGACCATAGTTGTCGCGTCAGCGAGGGAGAGATGCTTGGCTGCGGCCAGGTTCGCAACTGTTGCCTCTAGCCCGATCGCGTCTTTCGCCGACCCCGTCGCCGTCGTCAGTTTCGCCACCGACGAGTTGACGTCCGCGTTCGTGTAGCCGAGGGCTTCCATCCTCGCCTGCACGGCGGCGACCGCTGGGGCGTACTGCTCCATCGTGCCGCCGGTGTTTTTCACCGCCTGTTCGAGGGTGACCTGAGATTCCTCCAGGTCGTTGCCGGCTTTGAGCGCATAGCCGAGCCCGGCCACGAACGCAGCGGCGCCGATCTTAGACGCCGCTGAGATGACCGCTTTGAACTTGTCCCCGAATGACTTCCCTATCTCGTCCCCGGCGGCGGCCGCCTGCGGGGCGGATTTCTTCAGTTCAGACGAAATATCGGAGGCAAGCTCTGTGCCTTTCGCACGGATTTCTACCCAGGCTTCACCCAGCATGTCGGCGATGTCACTCACCCCCGCCCATGTGCGCCTGGAACGCCCGCAGTGCTTCCCGTTCCGCCGCGGCGGACGCGCCGGACATGTCCCGTATGAACCGGTCCCGTTCGTCTTCGTCCATGTTTTCGATCAGCATGGCGTAGACGATGTTGGCTACCTGGCGCGGGGTGAACCGTTCGAGTCCCCGGCCGGTGCGGCGGAGGAGTTCCCCGTCGAGGCGCCCGAGATTGCCTGCGGCCCAGCCGAGGAGGGCGACGACGGCACGGTAGGGCGGGCGGTCATCATCTCGATGACCTGGGTGACGACGGGCAGCAGCTCGTCGTGGTCGGCTTTGGTTTCGGTGGCGTGCCGTTCGAACGCTTTCCAGTCCCCGCCGTCGTAGCCTTCCTCGTCCGGGGCGAGGCCGTTGCCGGGGTAGATGCAGTCTTTGAGCATGTCGTAGATGGCGGCGAGGGCATCCATGTCTCCGGCGGCGGCGGCGTCCTGGTTCGCGGCGGCGTGCGCAAACCGCATCAGTGGCATGAGTCCGACCTTGTCGGCGATGCGGAACCGTTTGCCTTTGAACTCGACGGTCTTCGCGAGGCGGGGGATGGCTTCGGTGTCGGCCTGGACGTCGGCGAGGTCGCGTTCCAGGGCGGTGTCGGCGGTGGACGGCAAAGGTCAGCTCCTTGCTGTTACACTGTGATTACAGGACAAAGACAAAGGAATGGGAGGCGCATGAACAAGATCCGGCCACGCGGTCGTCCGTGCTCGTCGTGCCCGTACCGGCGGGACGTTCCCTCCGGTCTGTGGGATACGGCGGAATACGCCAGGCTCCGGCAGTACGACGGGGACACGGTGGAACAGGCGATGGCTGGGGCCTTCGGCTTATTCCACTGCCACCAGCAACCCCGGCACCTGTGCGCCGGCTGGACCGGCTGCCACGACATGCATCACAACCTCGCCGTCCGCGTCCACGCCGCCGGCCTCGACCTCGGCGCGGTCCTCGGCTACAAGTCCCCCGTGCCCCTGTTCGCCTCGGGGGCCGAGGCCGCCGCCCACGGGGAACGCGACATCGCCCGCCCGGGCCCGGCGGCCCAGCGGAAAATCAGGCAACTCACCGACCTCGTCGCGCGCCGGCGGCCGCCCGGCTGACCAGCACAGCGACACGAGCCCCCGGCCGACGCCGGGGGCTTCGCCATGTTTTGTCAGAGGATGCGGGGCATGTCGTGGAGCGCATTCCGGAGTGTCCGCTTCGGCCGTTTCATCTGCCGCGCTGGTTTTTCGAGGAAAATGTCGTAGTAGATCGCATGGATGGTGGCGTACAGTCCTTCTTCGTCGGAGCCAATGTCCCATGCGATCGAGTCGTACAGTGTCCCCGGCGGCGGCTGGTTCACGCCGGTGAAGTCAGCGATCGGTGCCCGGATCTTCGCTGACCGGGTGACGATGACTGCGGCCTCTGTCAGGACCCGGGTGGCGACGAGCCCGTGCGGGTTTGTCACCAGGTCCTTGATCGCGGCCTGGTCGAGTTCGATGGTGAACTTCGACAGCGCCACGATCAGGTGGCCTGGCCGCGGGAGGTGACCCGGGTGACCTGGCTGGCCGCGTTCCACGTGGACTTCATGGTCGCCGCGCTGGAGACACCGCCGCCGCTGGAGAAGTCCGGCAGGATCGTGCCGAAGAAGTATTGAGTGGCCGTCAGGGTCGACGGGTACAGGTAGAAGTTCCGCGCGAGGCCATCAGTCGCCGAGATGAACGTCTGGCTAGTGGCGTCATCGTAGAATCCGGTGAAGTCACCGGACGCGTCGGGCAGACCGGCGACGTAGACAAGGTTCGTGTCTCCCATAGTGGTGACATCGACCTTTTTCACCGTGAAGCTGATCGTCCAGTCCGACAGAAACGCGACCGGGGAAGCAGCCGCCCCGTTTGTGGCGCTAACGTATGCGATGCCATTGCGACCATGTATGCGTGCCACAACCCACTCCTGCCGTGAATGTGTGTATTAGATGACAGCTACCTGTGGCTAGAACTGGCCGGGTTCATAGCGACCGCCCGGTCCTGCACAAGCTCATCGACGGCCTGGAGTAGCCGCCGGGCGCCGGCGTCGAATGTGCGGCTAGCGACTGCTGCCCGTGCCTGCGTGGCCGCTTTCTCCCTGGCCTTGTCGTGGGCGAGCCACCAGCGGAGCTGCTCGCTGGCATCCCCGGGGCCGTCGAACGTCGGCAGCATCGGCAGCAGCTCGTCGCCTTCACCGCGGGGCTGGCGGGCGAAGAACAGGCCGCAGGCGGCCATCTCGATTTCGCGGGGCCCGCACGCCCAGCCGGTGCCCGCACGGTCCGGTTCGCTTTCCTCGCGGTAGATGTTGAGGCCGGCGCGGGCGGAGCGGTACAGGGCGGCGGTCTGCTCGTTGTCGAGGCAGCGGTCCGCCTCGTGCGCGAGGTATTTGCGGAGCGGCGAATCTGGGCCGAGTTCGGACCAGTTGCCGGCGAGGACCACGTCGAGGCCGTCGAGGTTCATGGCTTCGAAGAAGGCGATGCGGGACGGGTAGCCGGTGCCGGTGAACGCCAGGTCGCAGACGAGGCGGGGGTCCGGCGGCCCGGGGTGGTGCAGGGCCGGCCGGTAGGCGTGGGGCATGTACAGGGCGGGGCCGAGCGCCTGGTAGGCGCCGAGGTTGACGGGGTCGTTGATCAGGTTGAGGTCGGCGTGGGCGGCGCGTTCAAGCTGCTCACCGTCCTGGTACGGCGATTCCGAATGCACGAGGACCACTTTGTGGCCGCGGTCGCGCATGATGTCGAGCAGCATCGGCGGGGTGAAAAACGCGGAGATCGCGAGGACGACGTCGGGCCACCACTGGTAGGCCGTGGCGAGCATGCCGCTCGACGCGACGGTGATCGCCTGTTCGCGGGTGAGGGCTTTGCGGACCTGCGGGCGGCCGTCGGCGTCTTCGTGGCCGGTGTCTTGCAGCAGCGAGTCGAAGAAGGTGAGCCGGTTGTTCATGTTGAACGTCTGGACTTGCTCGCCGAGGCCGCGGAGCGCCTCGACCCAGCCGGTGAACATGTCGTGGACGGAGAAGTCTGGTTAACGGTCCTGGGTGGACAACTAGCCACCGTCGGGACATAGGGCATCACCTCCTCAGACCACGCCGCAGGTGACGAGGAGGTGGCAGGCGAGGTAGGTGATGCCGCCCCATTGCAGGAAGCCGTAACCCTGGGCGGAGGTGACGACGGTGTAGTCGGCGACGCCGCCGAGGGTGGGATCGGTTTCGATGGCGATTTTG